CTTCCTCACGCCTTGCAAACGTAACTGTGTCTAATAACACGGTAAGGAATATTGATAGCACTCGCGGGATAAGGATTGAAGAATGCAATAACGTAGTGTGCTCAGGAAACGTAATAGGAGACCTTGTATCTGTTGCGATTATCGGCCTTGAGATAGATGATTGCAGAGACTTTGTTGTGTCAAGTAACTCTCTATCTATGCCCTCAGGGACTACAGGTGTTGGAATTCTTATAGACTCCAATGCGGCAGGAAGCTCTCAGTACGGAGTCATTTCAAGCAACAGAGTTTACACTCCTCTTGCAGGCGGCGCTGATGAGGGGATCTTAGTAGATGCAGACGCTCTTAACGTGACGCTTGTAGGTAACGAGGTCTCAGGCTTTAGCAGTAACATCGTTATCAACACTGGCGCGGATGTGGGTGTCATAGGAGATCCTCAGTATCAAAGACAGGCGGCCACTATAGCAAGCGGTGCTATTACGGTGCAAAGTAAGCATGTGCGAGAGGTTTATCTTTCAAGCGAGGGCGGAGCTTCTACGGATGATCTTGACACGATTAACGGTGGAGAAATTGGCCAGCTTATTGTTGTTAGGTCTAACTCTAGCTCGCAGGATATTACTTTTACGGATGGCACGGGAAATCTCACATTAAGACTTCCTTTCACAACCTTGACCTCTTCAGACACCATTACGATTTTAAGATCTACAAGCACATGGTTAGAGGTCGCACGATGCTCTTCTACTAACGCAGTATCTACAAACTTCCCAAACAAGGGCACGGAAACAATTGCCTCTGGAGTTATCTCGCTCGTTGGAATTACGCACACTCTATATACAATTGATACTGAGTCTTCAGCAGCAACGGATGATCTTGACACCATTACAGCAACAAACATCCCCGAGGGCACGATGATTATTGTAAAAGCAGCCAACGCCACTAGAACCGTTGTCATGAAGGATGCCACAGGAAACCTTCGCTTAGCTGGAGATTTTAGTATGGATCATTCTGATGATAGATTGATGCTTTTGTATAGCGGTACAAACTGGATTGAGCTTAGTAGATCGGATAACTCGGCATAATATGAAAGAGGATTTCGTAAATTTCTTTCCTATTGTGGCCTCGGTAGTAGGGTTTATAGCGGCGCAAGTTATCAGCTATATAAAACTCCGTATCCACATAGACGAAATGAAAAAGTCCATCAATGGAATCGGCATGAAGGTAAACCTTCTTGCAAACGACGTAGAGGAAGATCACAGAAACGTCATACAAAGAATTGCTAAGATTGAAGGATTCGTTGAAGGCTCTTACCGGAATGGATGGCCCGTAACCCATCCTACGAGGGAGTAACGAGTACCTTGCTCCACTGCATTTACCTTATGAGTTACAAAAGATGGGAAGAGATAGATGCTTCCTCGTGTGCGGGGTGGCCGTGTGTTTGGAAATATAACAAGCTCCCCGCCAGTGAATGAATTAGGGTCACTTAACTGCAACACAACGGACAATTTTCGCGTGGTGAAGTCCGGCTCCATGTTGTCCTCATGCCAAGTATAGTGCCCCCCAGGGGGATACTTTGTTAACTGCAGGGCCTCATAAAAGCCAGACAATTGGAAGTTGTATTTAGAGCTATTCACCTCATGCACATACTTTGCAAGCATTTCAAAAATCCAACGTGTCTCGTCTCCGTAATGAAGCCAAGTGACCTCAGACTTTCGCAGGATATCATTATCGCGGTTATCTTTATGGATGCCCGCTTTCACGGGATTTGCGTGGTTAAACATTGCAATAACGTCATCGCACACCTCAGGAGAAACGACTCCCTCGTACCAGCAACACTTAGTGAATTTTTCTGATTTCGCTGGGCGAAAAACGTACATAAATTATTGTTACATTATCTTGGCAGGTAGTGAAAGAGGGGTAGTCTACTTGCATGAGAAATATTGAAAAAAAGCTCGTTGAATGGCTCGATGTGAAACTTTCCTTAAATGGATATGCCCAAAAAGCCATCGAGAATAAGGACGCACGTACTCTCTTTAGGCTCGCTGCAGAAAGCTGCGTGGGCATAAAAGAAAGCTCAAACAACTCTGGAACTATGGTGGAACTTTTCCAGGAGACAATCGGAAGCGCGAACAAAGAGGCGTGGTGTATGGCCTTCATTCAATCCTGCCTTGCTTACGCAGAGAGAAAAACCGGAGTTAAATCTCCTATCGCTGCAACAGAGCACTGCATGACGTGCTGGAATGAGTCGCCAAAATCCTGCAGGGTAAAGAAAATTCCGGCCCCTGGGGCGATAATCATTTGGCGGCACGGCGCTGGGCCTGCCGGGCACACGGGGGTCATGCTTGAGTATATGAACACCAAGATGGCCACATGTGAGGGAAATACCAGTGATTCCAATATGAGAGAGGGAGACTGCGTAGCGCTTAAAACGCGCAGCACAACCGCCACTGGCAAGATGCGGGTAATTGGCTACCTCAAGCCCTTTTAAGCATGTACGCTATAGATGAGGTGGAATTAATGGCAAGTATTATGGAATTCTTAAAAGGTAATCTCATGGAGGCTATTCTTGTAAGTCTTTGGATCTTACTTGAATATTGGCTCGGTAAAACCGATATGGTTAAGCCTGGCTCTAGCCTTGAAGCCATCATGATGGGCATAAAGAAGCTCCTTGAAATGTTCGGCTTTAAGAAGAAAGATGCTTGAATCCCTCGCGATCATTGTAAAAGTTGTAGTGGCTCTTGCGGATTTCGTGCTCCAGCAGCAGAGAAAGAACAATCTAAAGGACATACACAATACAATGCTTGCAATAAAGGCGGCAAAAACCGATGAAGAAAGGCGTGTTCTTGCAGAAAAGATTGCTTCTTTTTGGGCTAATCCTAGGTAGTTGTCAGACAACTGCAAGGAAAAAAGATCCTATCTACGTGCGGCCTGTAATTATGTACAAAGACGATGAGAATTTCGTGTGTTACACACCGGAAGATCACGAGAAGTTGATGCTTAATTTTGCAGAGTAGGCTCTGGTATAAGACCGTAGATAAATTCTTCTACTTCATTCCATGAGCTAGGGGTTACTCTCGACATAGCTAGCACGGCACCAGCGGAAGCAATCTTAGCGATTTCGTATTCCTGCAGGGATTCCCTACTTGGATCTTTCGCGGCTCCATCGAGTTTTAATTCGATTGCAACGAAGTATCCATTCACATTTCCAACGATATCTGGTAGCCCTCGCTTACGAAAAGAATCAAATTTCGGTAGCCAGTACGATACGGGGATTTCTTTCAGGCGTGCTCTAGCCCACTCTTCAAACTGCGCTTCCGTTTGAAACTCCGGTACTTTTACTCTCCCCTTCACTATTTCCAATGTAGCGTCCGATATCTTCTGGGGCAATTTCCAGGTCGATGCCTTGCGTAGTTTTTATTTTCACAGGTACGCCCATGAAGGTTAGAAGCTCTGAAAAGCCCTGTTCATCTGTAATCATGGAGCCTTGAAGCTCATATTTAAGCAGGATGTATTCCTTAGGGCCTACAAGAAGTGCCTTGAAGGGAAGCCCCACTGCCTGCAGTTTGCCTATGTATTCCGTTAGAATCTCGCTTAATTTCCGTTGTGTTTCCATTTGGTTCTCCCTCAGTAATATCCACGGAGCCCCAAGAAGTCCATGAGTGCTCAATGCTTGTAGTTAATTTCATGCCGTTAAAAGGCTCATAGGTCGTTTCCATGATCTCCCGGATGCGTGGGATAAGATCAAGTTCTGATGCATGGATCTCAAAGAGAAGCTCATCGTGAATGCTTAGGAGCATACGACTTCTTTTTCCCTGCAGAAAGTCATGGATTTTCACCATGGAGAATTTTATTACATCAGCGCAGCCACCTTGGATGAGGTGATTGGGGAGTATGTAGGCCCAGTTCACATCATTTATGTGGCAGCGGCGTCCTGCCCAATTGACAACGTAGCCACGCATTTTACCTTTTTCGATGATTTCCTTTTTAAGTCTGCGCACTCTTGGAAGCCTGAGGTAGTATCTATCGAGAAGGGCTTGCGCCTCTGGTATTTTGATTGCAAGAAGATCCGCCACCAAGTTAGAGGAGGCACCGTAGATCACAGCGAAATTCAGGGTTTTCGCCACACTCCGCGCAACTCCTATTTGATCGGCCATGGCCTGATGCACGTCTGCACCGTCAAGAATTTCTCGTATCAGTTTGTGCTCTCCTGCATAATCAAGGAGCATGCGGTATTCTTGTTGATTATAGTCAATCATTACAAAACAGTAATCTTCTCTGGGGATAAAGCTTTTTCTTACGATTGTGCCATAGGAAGTGTTCTTATCTTCTCTGGGGATATTTTGCAGGTTTGGCTCTGTGTAACTGAACCTTCCTGTTTCAGTTCCTCCTTGTCGCATATTTGGATGGATAACACCGTCGCGTCCTGCATAATACAAAAAGCTTGAGTAATAAGTTCCAATTCGCTTCTCGTGAAATCGGATACGTTTAATACTATCTGCAAGTGGTCCCCCAAGTCGCTCAAGGTTTTCATCTGTAAAACTAGGATTTCCTTTGTCTGTTCTTGGAATATCGGTGTACCCGCATTCAGAAAATACTCTGAAGAGAGCCTTTGGGCTATCCACGAATTCGTACTCACCGCTAGCTTTCTTAAATGCCTCAGTAGCCTGCGCAGCCAAGCGGCGCTCGATTTCAATAGCTCGATTAACATATTCGGTATCAATTCTTATCCCCGTATATTCTATGTCAGCACACACGCGAGTAAGCTTCATTTCGTTACGCATAACATTTACTGGCATGACGCGACTTGGATTCGGCAGTGTTTCTATCTTATCCTTTAGATATTTTCCAAGTTTCAAATGTATTTTTGCATCGTGCTCGGCATAGGGCTGCAGGATCTCAAGAGGGACCTTATGGAAATGCTTGCGTTTAAAAGTAGCCTTCTTGCCATCAATCTCCACTACATCATAGAGCTTATGCTCCATAATGTATTCTTCAACATCGGTGAATTTTTTCTCCCCAATCCACTGAGATAAAACTGCAAGAGAATAGCTCGGAAGATTATTCTGGAACACTCTTCCCTGGGAGCTTGTGCAAAAGAATTCTCCATGCATTTTCAGCCCCTCTTTTTGGAGCATTAGCATATCGAACTTTATATTACTGCCGTAAAATGTGGCCCCCTCACGAAAGACGGCTTGCATGTTGGAGGCAAGTGATTTGGGTAGACGTGGGGGGCCTGGGGCAATGTCGTTAAAATTAAAGTAATACGCACATTTTTCCGTGGCAAGAACAATAGAAAAAAGTTTGTCACTCCACTCAAGACCCGTGGTCTCTGTGTCAAGGCCGTATTCTTGGTGCGCCAGTAATTCCTGCAATGAAGCTTCAAAATTAGCTTCAGTTACAAGCATTATGCTTTCTTGCTAGTCTTTGAAAGGATTTGCTTTTTTTGTACGTTGTAAGAATGTTGTCTAGCAGGTGGCTTAGGCTCCTCGCGTCTTGGCTCTTGATGCGTTTCCAGAGGAACTGATAGTTTTTCTCTGCCACTCTCGCGTAAACTACTGAGTATCTCATGCTGCGCTTCCTGGGTTTTCTCACTGCTACTTTTGCCATTTAAAAATATTACCTCTCCTGGCCATGTCTTGTGCATATTGGATCTTTCAAACTGATCTTTTGATACAGTGAAAGCTTTTAGTTGCGGAAACATAGAAACTATGCCTATGACTTCCGACTCATCCTTTGCAACTAACAATGGTGGCTGCTGTTTTAGCATGCCTGCTTGCAAGCTATCAAGGGCCCTACGAATCACATCTAATTTAGCCATAAACCTCTAAAGCCCCCGCGTCAGGAAAGGAGTAGAGCGCCCAAAAGCATTCCTCTATGTAACTGGCGCGGGGATTTTAGAGGGCGAAGGACCCGCATCCCTCACCCTCTAAATTAGTTAATATTTGCCCTTTTTTGCAGGCTTCTTTACTGGTTTTGCTTTCTTTTTCATCCCCCATCCCTTTCTAAAATTGGCCCGGCTCTCCTACTACATCCACCTCTCGGGGGGCCTCGTGAAGATCTGAGTCATCTACCTTTATATTAGCCCCTTGTTTCACAGTTTTAAACCACTGAAGGGCAACTGCGACTTCTTTTTCTGTGCTTGCACGCACTTGCTCCACATCCATTGTGGCAAAGGTGCCCTTATCATTGGAGTCCTTTTTCACAGTGAGCTTCATGACCATTCCTGCAGGAGAAAGCCCGGCTGCGTGATTGGAGACAAACATCTGAGTGGCGAGCTTCCTGCCACCCCTAAGGCTTGTCACACGGAAGGTTAGGATCTTGGGGATTGCCCTTCCTTCTGCAATCTCTTCAGGAGTAAGGATATAGAAATTGAGGCTTCTTGTGCGCTTCACCAGGCCCTCTTCATAGGGGGCAGAGTCATTTTCTGGCGTCACAGGCACCGTTCTCTTATAAACGAAATCATTTTTTTCCTTCACATATTCAGATTCCACCCACAGGGCCTGAAAGTAAAAGGGGACAAATTCCATGGATTTTGTGAAAGATCCATAGAGGTGATTTGTGACACTATCGCGAAGCTCACCAAAAGCACCCTGGCCATCGGTGGCCTTCTTACTCATGGGCTGTATGAGCATAATCTTTGGAATAGTCGTATCCTTAGTGGATAACTGAGGCGGGGCCCCCCACTCACTCAAATGCTGAGGGATGGCTACATCGGTACTCGTTTTCGTGGTTAATTCGTTTTTCTTAGTCATCGTGTTTTCTCCTATTTAGCCGCTGAGCGAAATGCCAGCGATTCTTCGTGTGTGGGAGCTTCAAGTCCCGGAATATCCTGCAGGGGATTAGCCTCTTTCTCGGCGTTTACAAACGCATTTAGTGTTTGGTGGTTAATGGAAGTAAGTGCCAGAAGCTCTTCGCCTCCGTGCCGCTGGCGAATGTAATCAAAGAGTCGTTGTTTAGATGCATTGTCCTTGGGAACTCGGACGACGTATCTATTTCTGATTTGCACAGTGCCGAGACCCTCGACGATATAGCTTGATTTCTTAGCTGCCTTGAGAAGGGCCATAACGTCTTTTTCTGCTTTTTCATAGGCGTCGTGGGCTTCCGTTGCGATGGCTTTTTTGACTTCATAATCAAGCCTCAATTCTCGCATGTGTTTTATGCGGGCGTCTAGCTCTGCAGTGGATACTTCTGTTTTTTCTAATTCATCCCATTCACTTAAGCTTGAGGATTTGTTCTCCGACATTGAGCTTATGTTCTAGCGCCTCGGCAACAATCTCGTCTATAGTGCCGCGAGCTATAATGTCATAGCGCGTAATTCTTTCATGCATATCAGAGCCACCTCTGTAGTTTCGTGACTCTGCTTGCAAGTCAGCTTCCAGAGAGAAATTTCTGCTATAGAATATGCTTACCGGGGCCTCGACTAAGTTCACCCCAATGCCTGCTGCAGATTGGTTAGCTATGCATACCTTAATCTCAGGATTCGTCCTGAATTCTTTCATGGCAAGCTCTTTTTCTGCAATCGTTTGCTCACCTGTGATGAGCACGTATTTAAGCTTTAGCGAGTTGCATACCTTGGCTACATCCACATAGTTCTGCGTAAAACAAGCCCATACGATGGCCTTATTTGCAGATACATCCTCAAGTAAATCCCTCAGGGCCTCAAGCCGCGGCACATCTGTAATAGTATATTGCTTACCGTCATCCGCTTTCACGAACCCGGCGGTTATTTGTTGGAGGCGGATGGCCTTGGTTACTGCAAGGTTAGCCACCACGGGGAGGGGCTCTTTTTTCTCTTCAAGATCCTGCACGAAGGTAATGAATTCTTTTTTCATTTCATCGTACATTTTCTTTTGTTCTCGTCCAAGCTCAACTTCAATTTTAACTCTCACCAGTGGAGGAAGATCAAGGCATTCCTTCTTTGTCACTCGGTGTGCTCTAGGGCGTCTTGAGCTATCAAAATACATTTTCTCAGTTAGTTCCTTGTACATTTCAGGGCGCTCTTGCCAGTCCGGGTAATAGTGTTTTTTACCCTGGAATCCGGCATTTTTATCCGTGAAGTAACGTGCTCTGAATGCATAAAAATTTGTCCCGAAAGTCTCCCCGCCATCGAGAATCCTATACTGGTAGAATATGTCCTGCGCATTATTAAGAATCGGCGAGCCAGTGAGAATGTACTTATGCATGCACTTATCGGCTATTTCGCACGTAGCCCTGGCACGCTTTCCTGCATGGTTACGAACACGGTGCGATTCATCGCATATAAGGATCTCTGGCCGCCAAAGGAGTATGTGCTTATGAAGCTCCCTATTCTGCATGGCTTCATAGTTGGCAATGATGATTCTATTTCTTGTCATCATTCCAGTGGAGGGGTCCGTTACGGCGAGCACGAAACGCTCGAATTTCTTTTGTCCTGAGCCCCTAAGGACTGTGATATCTGTGTCCCTGATACGAGAAAAGAGCTTAAACTCAGAGGCCCAATTCTCCAGAGTAATGAGCGGGGAGAGTATGAGGGTTTTTCTTACGTGTCCTTTTTCCGCGAATTTATGCCTCAGGATATTAATCGCGGTGCCAGATTTCCCGGTCCCCATGTCATGGAAAAGTGCAAAGTTCTTTTGCTGAAGCGCAAAAGCAAGTGCTTTCTTCTGATGCTCCCACAAAACTCTTGGCTCCATACTCATACACTACCACATGCAATCTAATTGTCAATTAGAACATGGACCCATCATGCATCACTACACCTCGAATAATGGATACCTTTGCGCCGTTTTCAGTTATCCTATCCTGCCGCTTCTGATAATCAGGTATTATTTTTGCCACTCTCCTAAGAAAAGGACACTCTGGAATAGGCTTTTCATTCTCAAGCCGCATGTCATTTGAATATTTCCCATAGATTACCTTCGAAGCCGTGTATTTCCCATTGATCTCCGGCAAAATCTCCAAGTTGTCTTTTACCCACCTGCGCACCACGTCCACATCTTCCTTATACTCACGCAAACGATTAGCCACAACTTCACTCTTGATTAATGATCCTCTCTTCTGCATTCGGAAATATGCCGCTAGACACATATTCAAAATCCCCGGTAGCTCCGGTAAAAGCTTCTGCTCAATGTGTTTATCCTCGTTTTTCCCAGAGAATGTGGCATCGAAAGGCACAATCACTAAACGCCGGAACATCCCGTGCGTAAAATCATAGGTCTTTGGAAGCTCATTGCATAAGAACCAAAACTTAGCCTTGTTGCGCATGGTGTATGAATTCTCATAGAGTTTCTTCGCCAATATGTCCCCACCGCTCACCAGATTTTTAAAAATACTAGAATCCACCAGGTACTTTGGCGTTTCTTCAGACACGTTAAAAAGTGATTTCTCAAGCTGAAACCTGTTTTTTTCATCGTCCAAATCACTCAGTGAAAGCGCCGACACCGCAGAAGAGCCAGCTAATTCCCTTAATATCTGCACAAACTTGGATTTCCCATTCTGCCCCTCTCCAAGCAGAATCATCGCTTTTTGCTCCCAGCACTTGTCCCCAGAAAGGCTATACCCTGCAAATTCCAGAAGAGTTTCCTTCAATTCTTCTCTCCCAAGAGTTACGTCATCCAAAAACTTTTCAAAATGCGGGGCCCTGGCCTCAGGGTCATAGCTATAAGGCAATACGGTCATAAACCCATGCTTGGGAGAATTCTCAGACATTTCCATTGTATCAAGATCAAGCACCCCATTTTGAAAATTCATTTTCCTTACTGAATTTTCCCTAAACCACTCCTGCACACAAACATTCGTGACTTGTATTCTCTTTAAAAACTCTTGCCTTGGTGCGTCCCTGTCTGGCTTAGGATCAAACATCTTATGCGCGAAAGCCTTTACCTCAATGTCTGTTGTCTCTCTCCATACTTTATTCTCCCAGATGTAAAGTGCCCCACTGTCATGGGCACTCTTATAAGGAGTCTGCCTTTCATAGTAAAGTCTTAAGCCCTCAAGATCGGGCTTATCAATTTTATTCCCATCCTTGGTCCACTTATAAATCCAAAATCCGGTACCTTCCGTTGCAATGTAGTCCTTACCCTTGATGACTATCGGACTTGATACCTCTCCCCAATGAGGACACTTTACGCACTGTGAATTGCGCCATACATCGTTAATCCCCTTACAGGTCCTTGGCCCCACTGAGAGCGCGTGTGTGAGTTTCCTGTTTGTATCATCTGCATCATAGGATGGATGCTTGCAGGAATACTCATGCACAAGCTTGTCACACTCCGCCCTGTCCTTACTCACCCGGCCCACAATGGAGAGCATCGCGTACCACTCAGGCTCCGAGACTTCCGATTGATTCTCTTTGCAGTGTTTTAAAAAACCACACCCTTCAAGCACTGCATTCGTATCAGGCGGCGGGAATTTCTTTAATTCTTTAAAGGGCACCGCCTCACCAGGAGGGAGCTCCCCAAGCCCAGAGAACTTTGTGATATCAAAATTCTGCGGCAGAAGTACCTTCTGCACCAGCGTGCAATCCGTTGTGCCTGTTTTCTTTACGTTCTTTGTCCCAGGTAAACGGCTTGTCCCTCTAATATTCCATGGCTGAGGATCGACCACGCACCCAGGAAATCCATTCTTTCGTAAATGATCCGTGAGATTCTCACACGCTGCCTTATAATGAGGCCATATTTCCCTATACCGCGAGTCCTCACTGAAATGATATTCCGGCATAAGTGCCACTATCACATGCACCCCATTACCGGAATTCACAACGGCAGTTTTACATTCATCAAGTTTAAAAAACTCACAGGTGAGTTTCGCCACCTTTTCAGCCATGCTCGGCATGTAGCCAGCAATCTTATCCACATCGAAAATGTAATTCGTACACTTCTGAAAGGGCCTCCCCACACCTGGAAGCACATGGTGTGTTGAGTAATGTAAGTTCCAGTGCTCTCCCTCGGGGATTACTCGCAGCACGTCATCCAAAGTCTGAAAGAGTGTCGCGTGATCCGCGCATGTCCACTCCTTATCGGAGAATTTCTCTCCCAAGCGTTCTTTTCCCAGATGATCGAAGTACGGTCTGTATCCAATGATTGAAATCACGCGTTGATGGCCCCTTTTCTCCTCGAAGTAAAAATTTTTATCAGGCTACCTTGCAATTTTTACGGCGGTCAACTACGGTTAGGAAATGCCACAAATGCAAGGCGGCAAATTACGCATAGGTTATAGCCAACCTGCTAATCGCTGCCCTGCATGCCCCGTGGCACTTCTTGAACCATGTTCCCTGCAGTGGGCTAGTATCACTGCAGGGGATACGGTTATCCCCACATAGCTTCCTCTCTCATCATATCGCCCTTTAAATCCGCTGCTGCATTCTTCTCATCCCTATCGTATTCACCAGAATTGATATATTCAAAAAATTCTTCAATCGCGTCATCCTCGAAAAACTCGTAAATGCTCCCACCCTCAAGCGCTTTTAATTCAGCCATTGTTAGTGGCACCTGTTTTCCACTCTCATCCAAGTGTGTTGCAGAAATAAACTCCGCCACAACTCTTGGATGATTCCTATCCTTCATCGCGTTCTTATCATAGACCTCAAAAACGCAAGTGATCTCTCCTAAATCTGTCGTCGGGTAGTATTGATTGATTGTTACTTGCATGATTTCTCCTTTTTATGTGTCCTTCTTGTCCTTGATTTTGCCAGAATGATATTTTCTCTCGTGCAATTAAGCTTATCGCCATCCTTAAACGTGAGCACAACGCCCTTTTGTTTCATTTCATCCATCGTATACATTTTACTTGCAATGAATTTATGCAGGTAAATCCGTATGAATTTGCCCTTTTGATGCGTGCCCCTTGCCGCGTAAATCTGCGGTATTTTATTATAATGGCTCCCGCATTTGATCGCACTCCACCGATATTCTGTTACCTCGTCCATATCTTCCGGCGATATCTTTGCAGTGAGTCCTTGCGTTAATTGTAGTATTTTATGCATTCTATAACACCTCAGCTAAAGCTTCCTTAGTATATTCATAAACGCCTCTTGGAATGACTGCAAGGAGCGGTCCCTCTTTGGCAAGTGATGATCACGGCGCTGTGTGAGCACCTTGTCAATAATCGCCTGCGCTGGCGCATGCAGGAGTATCGTAAGAAGAGTCTGGTCGTATATCTCGCCCACGCACTCGCCTTTCGTGTCATCAGCATTGACCTTGTATATGTACCATCCATAAAGTGATTTTTCTGTTACTAATCGCATGGCAGTGTGTCCCATAGCTCAGCGCAACTTGATGTGAGATTGTACACATCAACATATCCTTTTTCTGTGGAATTAAAATAAATCCCCTCTATCTCTTTGGGAAGTTTTATAACCACATGCAGATAGATACCCTTGACGCTGTATTTTTTTATGTATTTCGGCGATAGTGGGATGCCACGCTCTCCGAACCAATGTGCGATTGCTTTCTTCTCTTTTAAACTAGCCATGCTATTTTCCTTTGTGTGAAATAATCATAAGCCCAGAACGTGCACCAAAATCCACTTTTTGAATGTGTTTCATGTCTGGGAAATTGATTTTTGGGGAACCATTTTTGGGCTCTCCAAAACTGTATACATCCACACCTTCGCCAGTAAATATATAGGCATAATCTGTGGTGTTGCTGTCATCCCATGGCCATGGCCACCCATCTTTAACGGCAGTGAAGTCGTCTCTTTTGGAAATCTCTTTTAATTCTGCCATGAAATCTTTTTCTGTTTTTGCTTGCATGAGTGCGCAGTCTTTTTCTTCTGCCCACTCGTAGCCATCCCATCCTACAGAGCCCATCCATTTTAGTTCTTTGTTTTCTTTTATATAAAAATCTGCCCTAGTTCCCATTAGTCTCTCCTTTTAATTTCAAAATTGTTTTCATCATTCACAGTTAGCCAGCCACTCATGACAAGTTGTGAGCCCACCCATTTCCAGAACATTCTATGCTCTTCTGCGGAAGCATTATTTTTCATCCAATTTAGGCATGATATCGCAAAAGTGTCTTCGTTATTTATTGCCTCTCTTATTTGCTTGCAATGATAATCATAGATTTCTTGTGGTATCATTTAATCCACCCATTCCCAGCCAGGGACTGGTGCTAAGTCCTCAAGTCGTTTTGTTTTTGATATCACGTAGGGCTTGATTTCGGGCATGTAAACGTCTCCCATTTCCGTCTCAAATCCCATGACCAAACAAAACTCAATATCCTCAGGTAAATTAAGACTTGGCTTGTCTATCACGTAATACTCCCAGAAGTTTCTTAAAATTATATGCTCCTTTATTTTGAGCGTGCTCTTTGTTTCTTTATTTCTCATTAATCTGGCCATATCATTCCTTTCATATTGTCAATTATATGTGGCTAATCTATCGTTGTCAACTAGAAAATATTCGCGGGCAGTCTATCGGCAGAAAGGAAATTTCGTTTTGATTCAGCCATGCGTGGCGCGTCTATCGCCGCATGATTTTCCGCGATTTTTTGCAGAAAATTTGCCGGAAATTTGTGGCGCGCGTCTATCGGCAAAGGAAAAATCGGGCTTGTGTGTCGATCTTATATGCAAGTGTTGAAAAAAAATTTGACGTGATTTTTGAGGGAGTTCCCAGGTTGTCAGGCGAATAGCCACATTCAACCTGGAAAGGTTAAGCTCATCCATGAGCTTAAGACTATGCGGGTTGATTGCGGGTTGTCAAGTATTTAGACGGCTTAATATTTTAATAGCGTGAATTTTTTGAACTTCTTTAGCAGTTTTTCAACTGCTTCTGCAAGTGATCTTGCCTTGAGCGTGATGTGATGCGTGTTTTTGTTTGCTTGGATAACAAAATTGTATTCAGTGATCATTTTATCACCGCATCAAAGAATATTTTCGCAAAGGGATACACTGCAAGGAATACAAATACTATAGCGCCCCCCAACATGTACGCTGCAAAGAGTGTCCCTATGTCTTCTCGTATGATTTTCGCTGAATTTAGAATCTCTTTAATTGTACTCATTTTTCAGTCTCCTCTAATTCGTTCTTGATGATTGTGAGATATTTATCCCCTGCTATTCTGCAGTATTCCGTGCGCTGCTTGGGCGTGGATTGTGGCTTTACTTCTCCTATGAGTTTTTCGCACTTCTCTTGTGTTGTCTCTTCTGCATGTGTTGCAGGTTTGGACTTGTTAGCGGCTATTGCAATTGGTGCCGAAAAAGCTGCTGTTAGTATTATGGCAAGTATGGCACTCATGGCGCTACTCCTTTATGGGGGCTGTTGCTGTTGCAGGTGTTGTGGCTTGCTTGGTTGCAAGGTCTGTTTCAAGACGTAAGAGCTCTAGTTTCTGCTCAATCTTTAGCTTGTCTTTAGCTTGCTTGTGTTTGGCCTTTAAGCGCTCTTTGGCGGCTCTTGTCGCGTGCTTTAGCTTCAGCTTTGCAAGATCTTCCTCAAATGTTGTGGCGGCCATTGTGGGCAGTGTGAGGGCCATTGTGGTGGTTAACAGCAGGGCTTTTAGGTGTTTCATGTGGTTTTTTCTCCTTTGACTTGTTGCATTATACCAAGTTTGTGGCTTTGTTGTCAAGTATGTTGGACACCTTATGGTGTCGTTAGGTGTCGTGGTATGGTGTCTTGGTTAAGTGTTTATTTTTCCAAGGTTTTTTGGCGCAGAGGACATCTGGAACCTATAATTTATTAAAATATATTAATTGGAAAAATAGTAGGTGTAAAAAAAGTTGATATTGGGGTAGGAGAAATAAAGAAAATATTGATAAGTTGAAACACGGAATATATAGAAACTTTCTGAAACATAGGTGTCTAGGTGTCCATAGGTGTCCACTCTCTCCAAGCACTTGGAATCATTAACGACTGAATGCATCAAACTGGACACCTATGGGCTTATAGGTGTCCTAATAGTTCGCACGCGTTCGCACGAATTGATACATTGCATGATCACGTGAATTCAATAACTTACAACATGCGATAATTTAAGTTATAGGGTGTCGATGGTACTGTATTAAGTGGCCAATGCGCGGCCATAAACGCGTTTTAACGGGCCCCCGTACCCCCAAAACGGAGAAAGTGCCTTCACGTTATATGGTCCCCCCGTCCAGTGAGCCAACCCTGCGGATTAACTACTTGACAACGAAGCATATAAGACACAAGATAAAGCATACACGCTTCAAGTATAACGCGCAGGACAAAGCTAAAGTGTTGACAGGGTGGTTCGCAATGGGTTAGTTAGTCGACAAGGAGATTCATATGACAAGACAAGTACGGGTTAATGATGAAACATACAAGCTTCTTTCTGTGTTATCCAGTAAACTGAATGCCACAAAATCATTCATATTGCACCAATCTGTAGCGAAAATGCTTCATGAGATAGAGACAAAAGGTGGCATTTTGTTTACAGAAATAAGCAAAAACGGTGCAGAAAGTGGCAAAGATGCTTCAATAAGTTCTGCTCAAACTGGTGCAGAGGTGGTGCAAACTGGTGCAGAGGTGGTGCAAACTGATGTTATAGTGCCACATGGGTCTAGGTTAGGGAGTATCCCTGGGTATCCTGAGTTTGATCCTGATATGCTTCCTGCATATTTATTGGATATAGGTTTTAACGGAAGTATACCAAAGGAATATCGTTATTTATATGATGCGCCTGTTGATGGGGTAAGGCGTATAAACGTAGAAAAATTGAAGAAAAGGGCGCAATAAATGCGCAAGACATTTTGGTTACGAGAGGGAGACGAGGTGAATGAGTATTATGAGGACACAGGGGAGCTGGTGCATCATCCTGCGCCGTTGCCGCCAATACAGAAGCACGGGTATTCGGAGCAATTAGCGGATCTCATCTGCCAAAAAATTGTTGAAGGGGTTCCGATGAGTGATATTTGCAAGGAGCCAGGGTTTCCTACTTTGCATATGATTGCAAGGTGGAAGAGGTTAAAGCCTGAGTTTGCGCAAGCTTTGCAGCATGCGAGGGAGGCGCGGGCGGAGTTGCTCCGGGATCAGGCGCTCAAGGCGGCGACGGGGCCAATGGACAAGGATGACGTACCTGCGGCGAAGTTAGCGGTGGACACATTTAAGTGGGCGGCGGAGAAGGATGATCCACGCACATATGGGAACAAGGTAGATGTGAGTGGTGCGATATCAGTTATGCAATTAGTGGTGGACACTGGGATTCAAAGAGGTCCTATCTTGCAAGGAGAGGCGGTAACTGTTAGTAACCTCTTGCAAGGAGAAGCAGATGAAACGATACACAGAGAAAAAGAAGGCGAAGATCATAGCGGAAGTAGCGGAGAGGGTAGCTGCGGGGATACCGAAGTACAGGGCGGTGAAGGAGGCGGGGGCAACCCCTGGGGCATACAACAATTGGATGCGCCATCAGAGTCCATCGGTAGTGGTACACACGTCGCAGACTCCGCAGCGGCAGAAGAAATTAAGGAACAATAAAGTAATATTCGTGGTGACAGATTTCTCCACTGCAGGGGACGTATGGAGGCAGTTGTGCGGGTAGTGCATATCTTTAAGGAAGTGGACATGCGGTGTGGTCATGAGGGGTTACGGGCGCACGCGAAGAGGAGTGGGGTAAATGTGGATAATATAGATGGGGTATGCGTGTTCGTGTCACGCTCACGGATGCTGATGAAGACATACTCTGCAAACGGGGTGTTATCGTATTTACGTGCGAAGGAGTATTCTAGGCCGATAGATATAGACGCGCTAGCGCAGTTTCCATTGGCGTTCTCAAAGGATGGACGGGTGGATTACACTTTGGCTTTGAGGAAGAAACTTGAGAAGGTATTGCAGCGGTGAGCGACCCAGCGTTTCCAATTGTTAGAAGTTCAAAATCCGAAGACGTGTGGTCGGGGCTAACCAAGAGGGAATACTTTGCAGCCATGTGTTTGCAGGGATTACTCTCGACGCTCACCATAGAGCGCGATGCGCATTCCAAAATACTTGCAGAAACGGCTGTCCTGCATGCCGATGCTTTGATTAAGGAGCTTGAGAGGGAGCAAGAGCAATGAGCGACGTTAGATGCACAACATGCGGGAACGCATGCCGAGCGCTTGTTTTGCTATGGGAGCTAATTGGCTTCGCGACCGCATACAGGCAGCGATAGGGGGGAAGTAGGATGAGCGAGCAAGCGTATACCTCAAATCATCCTAAACGAGACGCACTTCATAGGCCTTGCTCTCGAATAAAATCCAACGTGTATTTATTTCTTCATGGTTTATGGTGGCGATTACTATGGGCAACGAAACTAGCTCGTCCTTACGGAAAAACAATGTGTCGACTGAATCTATATAGAAAATTTCTAGACGGTAGATGTATGTACTGTGGAAAGAAAAAGGAGCCGTGAAGGGTGACAACGGGTGAGAAGTGATGGTTTTCAACGAGTTCTGGAATAAATCCCCGCAGATTCACGGCTACATAGATGAGGAGATGGCGCGCTATGTGTGGAATGAATCTTATCGCCACAATTACTACATGCCGCACGCGATGGATCTAATCATGTATTTTGTCGCGGGATTTCTTGCAGGCACAGCATTAGTTTTTAGCGTGGTGACTTGGTTGTGACTCCCCTTGAGAGAAAAGTCAAAGACATAGCGGACGCCTCAAGACAGGGCGACAAAGAGAAATACGCTCTTGCGATGGGGTTATGGTTACTTTTGGGAGAGTGGGAATCTTTAGCGATGAGTTCAATTGAGAAGCAGGCGTTGTATCATAAGATCGAGGGGTTGATTCTATGGGCACAGAAGAGCGAATTATAAAGGTACTTCCTGTCATATCTTACGGGGTAACGAAGTATAGGCCCGTGTGTGCGATATCGAAGATCTTCTGCCAACTGATACGGGCTCAGACGCTCAATGCGCGTGACGTGGAGCACATAAAGGCACTTGGCTATCGTGTGATAGTTGCATCGAATTCTCCTGCAGAGTTATAGTTTTCATGTGACTCAAAAGATATCAACAGGATACCGTCCCAGAGAATTGCAAGATCAGATTCATAGATCACTGAAGAGATTTAACATTTTAGTGCTGCATCGTCGTTTTGGGAAAACTGTCCTTGCAATCAATGAGCTAATAGACAGAGGTTTAAATAATCCTTTAAAGAATCCGCAGTATGCGTATTTTGCACCTTTCCACGGGCAGGCAAAGCGTGTGGCATGGGAGTACATGAAGGATTACACAAAGCAATTTCCTGGAATCAATGTAAATGAGGCGGAGCTACGGGTGGATATTCCACGTCCTAATCCTGATCCAACGCGTGAGGATAAGATTCGTTTTCTTCTCTTGGGTGCGGATAATCCTACGGCGATAAGAGGGATGTATTTCGATGGGATAGTGCTGGATGAATACGCGGAAATGGACCCGCAGATATGGACGCAGGTACTAAGGCCAACGCTTTCGGATAGGAATGGATGGGCTTTATTTATTGGAACGCCACGGGGGCAGAATCATTTTTATGATATTTGGAAGCTTGCGGAAAAAGATGTCACTGGGAAGTGGTATTACAAAATGTTCAAGGCATCCGAGACGGGTATAATATCGAAGTCTGAGTTACTTGAAGCGCAGAGTATGATGAGTCCTGAGGAGTACGCGCAGGAGTTTGAGTGCTTTCCTCCTGGTACTCTTGTGGCCACAATTAGAGGGCATATTCCTATTGAGCAGTTGAGGTTAGGTGATTCTGTACTTACGCATAAAAATCGTTGGCGTCCAGTACAGGGAACAATGCAGAAATTTTTTACTGGAGATTTAATTTCTGTTTTTACTTATGGAAGCGGCGAGCCTTTGTTATGCACACCGGAGCACCCTTTTTTAGTTTGTAAAAAAGAAAGCAGAGAAAGAGAATGGAAAAGGGCATCTGATCTTTGCGTGCAAGATTGTTTAGTTTTACCTAAGAAAAATAGGGGTATTGAATGTGTTTCTGAGACGCTTGCAAGACTACTTGCTTGGTACATCTGTGAGGGAAGTGTAAATGGAAATCTTGTTCAATTTTCATTAAATCCTAAAAGTTTAGAGGAGATTTCCCATGTTCGAGAATTGCTGGACTCTATGGGATTTGCTGTAAAAAGTTATTCGAAGGGAAATCTAATTATATGTGATGTAGCATTCGCAGATTTTCTTGCTGCTAGTTGCGGATGTTTGGCAGAAAATAAGAGGATTCCGTTTGATTTAATATCTGGGCATGAAGATGTTTTCTTTGAAGAACTAATCAGGGGGGATGGGTGCGTTGTTGAGACAATGCAAGGGGGTAAGAGATTTGCATACACAACTACAAGTAAGGGACTTGCATATGATGTGCTTCTTCTTTGTGGGTCGTTGGGACGTAGGGCTGGAATTGTTTTTAGGCCTGCCCATAAAGGAAATATTTTAGGCAGAGACGTTGATTGCAGGGAATCTTACTCCGTGCAAATTTCTAATGGGTTTAAGGTAAATCATTCTTCTTTGCGGCAGGCGTTTCCAACTAAGTTAGGTGTTGCTTACAGAGTTAGAGAAATTCTAAAGGTCCCTTATTCTGGGGTTGTACATAACCTGTCTGTTAAAGAAGACGAGAGCTATGTGGTTCAAGGAAGGGCAGTGCATAATTGCAGTTTCACTGCCGCTCTTGTGGGCGCGTACTATGGGAAGGAAATGGAGGCAGCGGAGAAAGAGGGTCGCGTTGGTAAGGTTCCCTATGATCCTGCAGTTCCGGTGGACACGGCGTGGGACTTAGGGATTGGTGATACGACGGTGATTTGGTTCATGCAGCAGGTGGGAAGAGAGTTTCGTGCGATAGATTACGTGGAAGATAGTGGTCGCGGGATGGATTATTACGCGAAGATTTTAAAGGATAAGAGGTATGTGTATAGGGAGCATTACCTGCCACATGATGCGGCGGCAAAGGAGCTAGGGACTGGCCGCAGCCGCGAGGAGACGCTGAGATCCCTTGGAGTAAGTCCGACGCGGATAGTGCCGCGGCAATCAATTGAAGATGGGATTAACGCGTGTCGGATGCTTATTCCGAAGTTTTGGTTTGATGCGGTTAAGTGTGAGCGGGGGATAACTTGCCTTAAGAACTACGAGCGGCAGTGGGATGCAAAGAATAAGATTTACTCAACGAAGCCACTACACAATTGGGCCTCCCATGGTAGTGACGCATTTCGAAGTTTTGCGATGGGGATGAGGGATAACACGGTGCGAACAAATGTCAAGCATCTACCAAGGATTTCCGAGTCAGATTACGATATCCTTGGGTGATATATGGCTATTCAGAATGATTTGGCCTCGCTTTATAAACAGCTAGAGGCTTCTCCGTATTTTGTAGACCCTGCAGAAAAGCAGAAGTTGATGGATCAATTGAGTGAGGCGATGAGGATTTCAAATGCTTCACCTTTTGGTGGGCTGCTTAGTGACAAGAAGGATTTTATTCTGGGGACTCAAGGGGTCGTTCAAGCGCGGTTAAAAGATACAACAGCGGCAGGAAAAGAGCGTAAGACGGTGGAGAAAGAAGTTGTGAAAGTGATGCAGCAGGGGACGAATGCGCAGATACAGAATCTTCGCTTGCAATCATTTTTAGCATCTACGGGGCCACAGGACACGGGGCAGTTTTTCGGAAAATTAGCGGATACGGCAGTTAAAGCTGCATCATTTATTACAAAGAATGTGAAGAATAAGACAGCATGAAAAAGCCCAAGGGAAAATTAAAACCAAAGCAAGTAAAAGAGAGGTTTAATTATCTCAAGGGTGAGCGGGGCACTTGGGAGAATCACTGGCAAGAGCTAGCGGATTACATACTGCCGAATCGCAATGATGTGACAACTACTGTGTGGCAGGGAAGTAAGAGAAACTTGCAGCTTCTTGATAACACGGCAATGCAAGCAAATGAACTTCTTGCGGGCGCGATGCATGGGCTACTGACAAATCCCACGAGTGAGTTTTTTGAGTTAACCACTGGAGAGCTTGAGCTTGATAACAGGGACGATGTGCGCAAATGGATGCAGCTTACGACTCGCGACATGCACAATGTAATCAATAATTCGAATTTTCAGACAGAGGTACATCAATATTATCTTGATCTTTGTTGTCTTGGCACGGCTCCGATGAGCATTGTAGAGGACGATGAGACGATAGTTAGGTTTCAAGCGCATCACATCAAGGAGATATTTGCGGGAGAGAACAACAAGGGTAAGATTGATGAGGTTTACCGGGAGTTTTCCTGGAATGTGCGTCAAATTGTTGGCGAATTCGGGGAGGATGTTCTTAAGTTATCTCGTGAGCTGAGGGATGCGTGGGAGAAAAATGCAGATATCAAATTTACGCTTATTAACGCTGTTTACCCGATGGACGTTGCGAATAAAAATCCCAATGACCCTAGAAGATTCATGTCTCAGTACATTTTATGCGCTGAGAACGAGGTAGAACTAAAGGAAGCCTTCTTTAGGGAGTTTCCTTTTGTTGTAGCTCGGTGGACAAAGGCCAGTGGGGAGATTTACGGGCGTTCTCCTGGAATGAACGCTCTTCCTGATGCAAAGACACTCAACAAGATGACGGAGACTACCATAATTGGTGCGCAGAAGACGGTTGATCCTCCCTTGCAGCTTCCCGATGACGGTTTTATTATGCCGATTCAGACTCGTCCTGGGGGATTAAACTATTACAGAGCTGGAAGTAATGATCGTATTGAGCCTGTATTTAATGATGCTCGCATTGATTTCGGATTCGAAGCAATGAGAGAGCGGCGGCAGAGAATTCGTGAGTCTTTCTTTGTAGATCAATTGCAATTAAATCAGGGTCCTCAGATGACGGCGACTGAAGTGTTGCAGAGGACAGAAGAGAGGATGCGTCTTCTTGGTCCAATGCTTGGGCGGCAGCAGTCGGAGTTTTTGCGTCCTATGGTGGATAGGGTGTTTGAGATCATGGCACGTCGTAAGGGTCCCTACAATGGTCGAATGATTCGGCCTGTGCCTCAAGTGCTTCTTGATAGGGGTAAGAATCTTGATGTGACGTATAAATCCATGGTGGCAAAGAGCCAGATGATTAACGAAATGCAGGCGATTACGAGGACGATGCAGGCGATAGCTCCTTTTGCAAGCATTGACCAGAGTGTTTTTGATAACTTTGACGGGGATGCGGCCACACGAATTATTGCAAGGGGATATGGCCTTCCTCAGGAGATTATTAGGGACACTGCGGAGATTGAAGAGATTCGGGAGTCGCGCCAACAAGCGCAACAGCAGATGTTGCAGGCTCAACAGGAAGCGGCGCAGGTAGAACAGGTGACAAAAGCTGCCCCGGCTCTTGCAAAGTTGCAGCAAGCAGAGCAAGTTTGATAGTGAATGCAGCAAAAATCAGCCGCTAGTAGACAATACGCAAAGGCGTTAGATTACAAGAGAACATTTGAATCGAAGAGTGGTCAAAGGGTCTTGCAAGATCTTATGGACGTGCATCATATGCTCAGGCTTTCTTTTGATGAAAAGAATCCGCAGGTAACAGCCTTCCGTGAGGGAGAGAGAAATGTTGTTATACGGATTTTGTCTATTTTAAAGACAGATATTGAAAAGTTAAAGGTTCACATAGAGGAGATTGAAAGAAATGCAAGAGAATACACAGACAACACCCACGTCATCATCTAATACATGGATGAAAAATGGCCAAGCAACTGACACACCTGCAGCGGATACAAAAACTCCTGCAGCAACAGACACTCCTCCGCCTGCAAAGACAGAGGCTACGGCTACAGATACAAAAGATGCGCCTAGCTGGAAAGATTCTCTTCCTGAGGATTTGCGTAGTGATCCTTCTTTGGCCGTTATTCACGATGTTCCATCTTTGGCGAAGAGCTTTGTTAATGCGCAGAAGCTTATTGGTAAAAACAAGATAGCTTTGCCGGACGCCAAATTTGCGACAGATGAGGATTGGGCTCCTGTGTACAAGGCTCTTGGGCTTCCTGAGAAGCTAGATGATTACAAGCTTGAGGTGAAGGAAGATGCGGGGCTTGATGGGGATTTCATCAAGAATTTTCGGGAGAATGCACATAAGAGTGGGATACTTCCAAAGCAGGCGCAGAAATTGATTGATTGGTACTCTGAAGCAGCGAAGGCGTACACGGAGAACATGAAAAAGCAGGTAGAAACTGCCAGGGAAGAGGCTTTTGGAAAGCTTAAAAAAGAGTGGGGGGATGCGTACCCTAAGCATGAAGAGGCAGCAACTGTTGCGGTGAGGGATTTTGCTACTCCTGAGGAGCTAGCTTATATGGAGGCTAGGGGATTCACGGGAGACCCTGTGCTACTCAGTGTTTTTTCTAAGATTGGGCTTACCTATAAAGAGGATCAAATTCCATCTGCACAGTCCAGGGCTGGTAAGGATTTGATGACTCCTGCGCAGGCTCAGTCGATGGCGAGTCAGATCATTTCAGACGCTACGCATCCTTACAATATGAAAAATCATCCGAAGCATGCAGAGGCTGTTGAGGAAGTGAAGCGGTACATGAAGATGGCGTACCCTACGACAGAAAAATAGTTTCTTGGCGTTGACCGGAATGATTTAAAACCGATAGACTACTTGAAGGCAGGGGGAGATTACGCAAGTAATTCCTTGCAGTTTGTGTATTCCGGCAGGCGCAAGTGCGCTCGGATAAAAAATGCACAAAGGGACGGTTCTCCGGTCGGCAAGGGGGAAAGTCGCATACATCCAAATCCTCTTTTCAGAGGGCAGTTTGAGATAGCGAGAGTTATTTTAAATTAAAATCTGGAGGAGGACATAAAGATGTCCAATTTAATTGATCAGGCGTTTGTAAAACAGTACAGCGCAAATATTTTTCACACAGCACAACAAAAAGGCTCTCGACTTCGTCCCTATGTACGAGTTGAGTCACAAAAATCAGAAGTAGAATACTTCGAGCGTCTTGGACCGACGACTGCCGTTAAAAAGGTAAGCCGTCACTCTGACACTCCGCTTGTTAACAGCGATCACAGCAGACGCGCAGTCTGGCTTACAGACTACGAGTGGGCAGATCTTATCGACAAGCAAGACATGATCCGTACTCTTATTGATCCGGCCAACCCTTACGTGCAAGCAGCAAGTTATGCTCTTGGACGTTCCATGGACGACGAGATCATTGCAGCCGCTCTTGGTACTGCTTATGCAGGAAAAGAAGGCTCTACTGCAGTAGTTCTTCCTGCCACCCAATTCATTGGCGCAGTTGCAGCTTCTGCAGTTAGCAACTTGAATGTCGATACTCTCATTAAGGTAAAGGAAAAGTTTGGTGTTGCTGATGTTGATGAGAGCATTCCTCTCCACATTGCAGTTACTCAAAAGCAAATTTCCGCACTTCTCAATGAGAACGAAGTTACAAGTGCTGATTACAACGCAATCAAAGCCCTCGTATATGGCGAAGTTGATACCTTCATGGGTTTCAAATTCCACCGTCTTGAGAGACTTCCTACTGCTGGAAGTGGCAGCTTTGTTGCTTCTATCAACACTTCGACTGGCGCAGTTACGCTTTCCACTGGAAACGGAGACACTGCACGTCGTTGTTTTGCTTGGGCGCAAGACGGTCTTGTGCTCTCGGATGGTATGGACATTAAGGCAAAAATTGATGAGAGAGCTGATAAATCCTACAGCACTCAAGTCTATGCTTGCATGAGCGTAGGCGCTGTAAGACTTGAAGAAGTTAAAGTCGTCGGCGTTCTTTGCACAGAATAATAGGAAGGAGTAGAAGATAATGGCTACGATTAATAGTGATGTATATGCACTTCAAACCAACGCTTCTGCGCAAGGAAACGGGAGTAAGCTTTCTCCTGGAAACTTGGGCGGAAGAGTCCGTCAACTTTACTTTTCATTCACGGGAGTAGCGGTAATTGCAACGACTGATTTCATCAAGCTTTGCAAATTGCCTGCAGGCGCTCGCGTGATTGATTACAAGATTGCTTTCCCTGACATGGGCACCACAGGTGTTTTCAAGCTTGGAAATGCAGCGTCTTCTGATGCAGTTGAAGCTGCTGATGACGATGCCTTCGGATCTGGAATAACTGTGACTTCCGCAGTTCTTCATGTGCCAGCAATTGCACATGCAGGGCTTCTTAAGAAGTTCTCCAGTGAAGTTGACATTCAGCTTGTAGCAACGACTGCAACAGACGCAGGTAACGTAACTGTCAACGGTTACTTTGCCTACGTTATGGACTAGGAGATAAAAATCTATGGCCACGGAAATTGAGATCTGTAATTCAGCAATCGCAAAAATACGTGGCCGTAGAATCTTAACTCTTGACGATGATTCCACGGAAGCGCGATTATGTAAGGACCTATACCCCCGTATAAGAGACCGACTATTAAGGGCGCATCCGTGGAACTTCGCTATCGAGAGGCGGCAGCTTGGTCTTCTTTCTGCCGAGCCGCTATATGGATACACGGCCCAGTTTCAATTGCCGAGTGATTGTCTTCGTGTACTTGGCACGGATTTGAATGATGATGAGGATTGGGTCCAAGAAGGAAAGAAGATACTTTGCAATCGCACAGAGCTAAACGTGAAGTTGCTTGTGAAAGTAACGGACGCTGAGCAATACGATGCAATGTTTTGTGAAGTGCTTGCATACATGCTTGCAGCAGAGCTTGCGTATCCTCTTACGCAGGGGACTTCTCTTGCAGAGGCGATGGAGGCTAAGGCGCTAAAGATTCTACAGGAAGCTAGATCATTTGATGCACAAGAAGGTGGATCTACAGAGGTTGTAGGGGCTACTTCTTGGCTATATTCGAGGTTTTAGATTGGCACGGTTCCGCGATATATTCTCAGCATTCACTGCAGGAGAGATTACTCCAAAGGCATGGGGCCGGGCGGATATTCCACAATACAAGCAAGCGTGTGAGGAGCTAACTAATTTCTTAGTTTATCCTCAGGGTGGGGTAGGGAAGCGTCCTGGGACGCAATTCATTAGTGATGAATCGACTTTCAATGAGGACGTAGAAAATAATCACATACGTCTTGTTCCGTTTTATATTTCAAACAATGAAAATTACATTATAATTTTTGACCTTATACATCCGACTTTAGGGCATCCTGTTTTGGGGCCTGGGGAGGATTATGGGGTGACAATTTACGATATTTTTAATCAGTCGATTGAGTACCCGGTTCCGTATACTTCTTCTAGCCAGCCTTTTAATCGTTTCACAGGATTTACCAGTGCTGGACAGTTAGATGAATTGCAATACAGGCAGTACGGAAATTCCATTTTCTTTGCGCAAGAAGATGTGCCGCCTTTTGCAATAAGAAGAGATTTTGATGCTGGAACTTTTTCTTTGTATCCATTTTGGGCTTATTCAGAGATTGGGCAAAATTACGCTGAATTTCCTACTGATGCAGAGATAGCTCTTGCTTGGCCGTATACCAGTAGAAACACGACAGCGACCACAATGACGATAAATACGGCTACGGTAGGAACGGGTAGAACGCTGACTGCAAGTGCAGCAACTTTTGACCCTGATCATGTGGGCTCACTTATTAGAGTGACAGGATCAACTCCTACACAAACCGGGGTAGCGGTAATTACTGCATACACAAGCTCTACTGTTGTGACGGTTAGGGTTCTTGTGGCCTTTGAGGGTACCTCTGCTTATACAAATTGGGCCTTTTCTTCGTGGAGTGAAGTGTTTGGGTGGCCTGCTACAATTACATTTTTTGAAAATAGGCTTATATACGGTGGGAGTGCTGCGCAGCCTAACGCAATATGGGCTTCGCGTTCTGGAAATCTTGCGGATATGCGCCAAGAGCACTATGTGCAAGATTCTCCCAATACTTTAACAAATGATGACCCCTTTGAATTTATTCCTTCTGTAGGGGATTTTGATAGGGTTCGCTGGGTATCAGCGGCAAAAACTTTATCTATTGGCACGGTAGGGCGAGAGCTTATTGCATATGGCCCAGATCAACAGCAGGCTTTTGGCGCACTTAATTTTACAATTCAAGCACAAAGTGCCGCGGGAAGTGCTTACCTGATGCCGCTTAGAAGAGAAGACTCGCTTTTATTTGTGCAAAAAGGCGGGAAAAATCTTAAAGAGTTTATTTATAATTTTAACGAAGATTCCTTTAAGGCTGTAGATGTGATGCTATTTGCAGAGCACTTCACAAAGAAAAGGCAGGACGAGGAAGAGCATTACTCTGCAGGCGTTGGAATTTCTGGAATAGCTCATCAGGATATTGATAATCAAACGACGTGGTTTAAGGATGAGCGCGGTGGGCTATTCGCAGCTACACGCAACAGGACACTTGAGATCAATGCTTTTCACTATCATTCGATTGGTGGAAAATACAGAGATATATCCAACACGGAATTTAACCACGCAAGAGTCTTATCAATTTGCACGGCATCCTCTCCTGGGACTTTTCATGACGATGTGTATTTAGCTGTTGAGCGGTACATTAACGGCGCGAAGGTAATATACCTTGAGAGAATAAATAGGGAGTTTGAGGCATATTCTCTTGGGGTTCCTCAGACGGCTTTTTCTCGTGGAGATGAGCTTCCCATATATGTAGACTGCGCAATGCATAGTTACATTGCTTCTCCTACAGTAACGCATCCTGGTTTTACACACTTGGCTGGTGAGACTGTGGAGGTTGTAGCAGATGGCAAATGGGTGGGAGAGCATGTTGTAAGTGGCGCGGGGGTGATAACTCTTGAAGAGGAAGCAAGCTCCGTGGTGGCAGGCTACAATTACACGGCACGGCTTAAGACCACAAATATTAATCTTGGCTCTGTGATTGGAACTTCCCAGGGAGTTACAAAAAGCATTGATACCGTCACCTTGCGTTTTAGTAGGACGGTAGGGGCAAAGTTTGGGAATTCTCTCAATAACCTAGATGAAATAGAATTTCGCGATCCTAACCAAAATCAGGATGACCCTATTCCGCTTTTCACAGGGGATAAGGAAGTTGCAATGCCTGAGGGTTGGGAGAACAAGTTCCATGTGTACGTTGTGCAGGATATTCCACTTCCTTGTCATGTAGAGGCCATCATTGTTCGGGGGCTTACAAATGATTAGGGCGATACCTTGCCATGAGGAGCACGTAAAGATGTTTACTCCGCGTGCGCTTTACTCTGGGGAGAATTTATTTTTAGTAGAAAAGTATTTAAAGGCCCCCAATGCTGCCAGTAGCACGCTGTTAAAAGATAATGAGATTCTTGGCTGTTGTGGATTTGTCATCCTTTGGAAGGGGGTGGCTGAGACATGGACATTATTTTCTGAGAGCGTAGCTAAGTATGGGGATGAGTTTACTGAAAAGATCCTATACATGCATGATTTTTATGAGAAGAATTTAGAGCTTCACAGGGTACATTGCTATGTGAAGTCGGATAATGAAATGGCCGTAAGGTGGGCCGAGAGACTAAGGTACAAGAAAGAGGGCTCACTTGAGGGGCTTGGTTCTGGTGGGGAGGATTATTTCGTTATGGCCAGGACTAAGAAGAATGGGGGGATAGTATGGCAGTCGTAGCCGCTATCGCTGGCCTAGCTGGGGCCGCAGTACAAATATACGGGAACGTAACTTCTGCCAACGCGCAGTCTGCTGCAGAGCGAGCTAACGCAGCGTTTTACAGAGAGCAATCTGAATTTGCACGCAGAGCAATGATGCGTGAATATAATATTTACAATGACCAAGCGGCAGAATTTACTGGTGAGGTAATTTCTCAAGCTGGTAAGGGCGGGGCAGAGCTGTCGGGTTCTCCCTTGCTAGCGCTAGGGACTATTCTTGCAAGGCAAGAGGCGGAGAGGCAGGCAATTCTTGAGGACGGAAATTTCAAAGTTCGGGAGGCTATACTTCGTGCTGAGGCGAGTGAAAAGGCTGCCAGAAGCATGAAAAACTCTGCCGTTATTTCCTCCTTTGGTATTGGATTATCGGGGATAGCTTCTGCGGCGGGGGCATTTGCTGCCGCTTCCTCTGCGCCTGCGAGTGCGGGCGGATCTAGTAGTGGATGGCTGGACTTTAAGACAGCCGCGAGGGTTCCTTAATGCCACGTATACAATCACTTGCACAAGAAAAGCGCCTTGATGTTGGCTCTCCTGTACCAATAAGAAGTGCGGCGAGTGCTGGGGTTGAGGGCGAGGCGATAGCGCAAGTGGGACAAACGCTTGCAAGTGCTGGCGCAGCCTTTGGCAAGATCATTCAGGCGACACGCGAAGAAAAGCAAAAAGTATCTCTTCGGGGACTTGATGAAATGGCACAACAGGCCGCTATGCAAGCATACGCTGCTTCTCAAAATGATCCTGAAAAAAAGAGCGATGGATCAAATCAGTTTGAAATTTATCATAAAAAATTTGTAGACATGATGAAGCCTACTTATGACAAGCTCGACGATGAAATGAAGGGCTACGCTGATGAGATTATGATGAAGAATCTCAACAGCCAGACGGCGAGTGTTTTGCAGAGCGCCTTAAATGCTCAGGCAGAGTTTATCAGCGATGAGGACAGGAATAGGCACAATATTCTTCTTGCGAACACTTATACCAATCCTGAGGCGGTTCTTGAAAATATTCAAAAGAATACTGAGGCGGTATCAGATATTAAACTGGGTTATTCCGAAGAAAAAAGAAGGCAGCTTATAAAGTCAGATACGCAAGCAATTGCAAGAAATGCTTTGAATAGCTATGTAGACAAAAAAGAATTTTCTAAGGCAAAGGATTTATTAAATAATAAACTTGCTGCTTATTTTGGGCCAGACGAGAAGGGACGAGATTCACGTCTTGAGGCCATGGAATATATTAATAATAAGCAAGATGCACATCGAAGACAGGTGTTACAAGATCAAAGACAATCAGAGCAACTTGCGGAAGAATCTTTCAGAAATCAAAGAGAAGAGCTTGTGGCCGAGTTAAGTATACTTGCGGGTGAAGCAGGTATGGTACCAAATGGTTATGATAAAGCGCAGCAGATTTTGGCGGTGTCGGAGGGATTTCGTCTTCAGGGGATTTTAAAGCCGACAGATATTAATGAAGTGTTGAAAAGGTCTAAGGCAGAGAAATCTCTGATGACCTCTAATAATGCTGTTGTTGTAAGATCACTTGTGCAGGACATTAATGATGGAAAGCTTGAGGACATACAGACAAAGATTGCGTCGGCGGCTTCTGTAGAAGGAAATGGAATAGCCCCCGAGACTGCTGCATATCTTCATAGAATGGCATCTATTCAAAAGTCTATTCTTGCCAAGGGAGGAAGACCTCTTGCAAGAATTGTAGAGGAGGCTGGAAGATCTGTAGAATCCGTTTCTGATGTATTGCCTCCTGAAGCTTCTACAAGAATACAATTAAAAATACGAGAGGCCGCCCAACAGGGGAAAGATGCGTTTAATGAGGCCGGGAGACTTGTAAGAGAAGAGGCCAATAGAGCTATCGTTACTCGTAAGAAATTTAGTTTTCAGCACCCGCTCATAGATATGCTTTATGAGCAAAAGAACATGGCGGGATTTAATTCTATTGATAATATGTTTAAGCAGGGGCTTTCCGAATTAGAAAAAGATCCTAGAAACGCCAAAAAAGTAGTGGATCTTTTAAAATATTATAAGGAAAGAAAAAAGCTTCTTGGCATTATTGAAAGAGAGTCGGATAAATGAGTTTTGAAAATTCTGTTGCAATGAATGCTAAGGTAGCTAACTCTCCTGAGGCGGAGATAGCTCGTCTAAAGGAAGAGCTAGGTTTTTCAAAGCCCGATACTTCTTTAAAGCAAGCAGAATATTTAGTCGAACAGGCTCAAAAAACACCTGCCCCCGTTGCGGCTCCTACGGGAGAAGATCCTTCTTTACTTGATACTGCGGCGGCAGGAGCAAAGTTTGTTGGTAAGGCAGTGGTAGGTGCAGCTAAGGGTATTGCGGATACTGTGACTGAAGGTATTCCTGCAATGGCCAAGAATCCAAAGCAGGCTCTAGCTGGCGCTGGGGACATGTTATCAAATATATCGGATGCCGGGTGGGAAGCTGTAAATGCTTTTGAAAGTTGGAGAGCTGGCAATGGGTTTAAATGGGAGGCTCTGCCTGAAGTAGAGCAAGCCGATATAGGAGGCATGATTGCTCCGCAGCCAGTGACCGAAGAAGAAAGACGTGCACGGGATACTGCAAAATTTTTGTCTCAATTCACTGCTTTTATTGGGGCCAGTGTTGCTTCTGGTGGGGCCGCAGGCGCATACGGGCTTGGGGCAACGGGCGTTACGGCGGCTGCAAGTGCGAGTGGGGGTGCCGTAGGATTTCTTGCATTTGATCCAAATGAAGACGGAATAGCGGAGCTTGCTCAAAAAGATCCTGCATTGAGGAACTGGCTTATAGATTGGTTTGCAGGGGACGAGAATGATTCTGCTTTTGAGGGCAGAATGAAAAATGCTCTTGGTGCTGTCATGGGCGATGTTGTAATTGGTGGCGCTCTTTTTGGTATTGCAAAAATTGCAAAATCACGTCGTCTTTTAAGAGCGAAAGTAAAGGGGGCTGAGCCTCCTCCTGCTGCGGGCGTTGCGGGTGTTGCAGATGACGTAATGGGATCAAATGCTGCGCCACTTGCAGATGACTCAACACTTGCAAAAGCCGAGGTTCAGAATGCAGATAATATTGCTGCGCAAGTGGAGGGTGCCCCGGCTCCCGATCTTCCTCCGAAGACAGCCAAGGGAAAGCCTTTTGGTGCTATTACTGAGGAAGCCGCAGATAGATCAACAAAGCTTGCTGATGAAGTTAGGTACGGACCCCTATCGGAAGATGAGTTTGTTCGTCTTTCTAAGGTATCTAATAAGGTACGAAGAGAGCTACTTTCTGGTGAAGATCCTGCTGCCATAGCCCAAATGGATTCTATAAAAGGGCTAGAGGAGATAAAGGGTAAGGTAGTTGATACAGACTCTCAGGTAAGGGGAGCTTTAAAAATTCTAAAAGATCCTGAGGAATTTCAGAAGCTTCAAATGTTTAGGTCGGGCGGTGCAAATCCAAATAATTATCAAGCAAAGGCCATAGTTATTATGGAAAAATTGCATGAAGCTGTTTTGGAAGAGGCGGCAAATTTTGTAGACGCATTGGTAGAAAAAAAGGCTCCGGCAAATGTAATAGCAGACGCAGAGGCCCGTTTTGGAAACGCATTTAATGACTGGCAGTATTGGCTTGGTTTTCGAGAGGGAACTGGTAGTGGTCTTGGTAGTGCGTTGCAAGCTATGAAAGATTTAGGCGTTGAGAAGGGGATGAAGGACTTAAAATCTATTCGCTGGTCTGCGGATGTTAGGAATTTCACTATTGGAGACAGTGGCAAAACGCGAAACCTTGCAAAGATTATTAAAAATATGCCGGAGGGCGGTGGCCCAGTAAAACATGCTGATGGGGTTTTGCAGCCTGCTGGCTTACCGGATAAGTTAGCAAAGGCAATTTCTACCGTGTCTGGAAAGGTCGTTGATGTTGTACAAAATGTATATATTCAATCACTTCTTTCTGGCTTTAACACTTTAGTTATTAACCCAGTTTCCGGTGGGATAAATATTTTAGCGAGGCAGGCGCAAAGATTTACTGCAAAACAGATCGGTAAAGTATTCGGATCACAATTCAAGATGAGCGATGAGCTCTTCAAGAAATATTTTCCAAATGTTAATGTTAGTAAACTAGACGACGCAGGGAAAGCTGCACTCTATAAAGAAATAGATGCCATTGAAAATTTTCATAATGTGAGGAGAGTAAATCCTGATATTGAGAAAGCATTTGATGCCGCAAATGATATTTCTACTATAAAAGATATTATTTTGGACTCATTTTATCTCAAGGCTCTTGCGAGTGATAATAAGTTCATTCCTAATAGTTCTGCTAAAATTGGAAGCATTGTTAGGTCTGTGACAGAAGAACAGCTAGTAAACATGAGCTTTGGCGACAGGTTAAAGTACATTGCCTCGCAATTTAAAAATAAACCCCTAGAGCCTGTGACAACTACTATGGCGCTTCAGGATGCCATGGTAGGAAACATAGAGGCAGTGATTAATCACAGAGTGCTTGCAAGAAAGTATGCTCTTTCAAATGCAACGGACGCTCTTCATGCTCAGACACTCTATAAAGAAGTAATGAACAGTCCTCCTAAATGGATGCAGGACATGGTAACGCAGGGGATGGAAGAGGTGAACTTCGCCGCTGCTTTCGACAAAAGCGTATCTCCTGCTCTTCATCACATAGAAAAAGCCATTAACAAAGTGCCTGGGGCAAGGGCATTTGTGCCTTTCTTACGCGTGAGTTTAAACGCTCTTGATCAGGCGGTGCAACATTCTACTCTTGCAATGTTAAGTGGTAGGTTTAGGGCTGCTATGGCCGAGGGTGGATATGCAAGGCAGATGGCATTGGCAAAAGTAGCAAATGGTCATGCAGTGTTTGCAGCGGGTGGCGCGTTGACGGGCCTTGGTATTGTAGTGGGGGCCGCACCTAGAAATCCAACTGCAAGGGCTGCATGGCAAGCAGCAGATCCTAATAAGAGGGAATACAGCATAAAAATAGGCGATAGTTATATTCCTTTGCAGGCGTGGCAGGGCCTTGGGGCTGTTTTTAAATTTGCTGCGGATGCGTACGATATCGCTACATATGTTCCGAAGGATTCTCAAGCAGAGTACGACAGAATGATGCTTACTGGAATTGCTGTTGTTGCTGATTTTTTTGATCCTGATTTCTTAGTGGATGAGACCGCTAAGATTGCTGATGTTTTAAGAAAGCCTGATACAAAATCAGCGCAGAAATATCTTGCAACAAAATGGAGTGCTCCCATAGGTATTGCACGAAGTATTACTCGTATGCAGGACCCAACAAAAAGAGATATTTCTCCTGTTGTAGACGATGAAAGATGGGATACTTTTGAGATTGCATGGAATAATTTCAAGTCACATATTCCAGGGCTTTCTGGGGATCTGCCTGCGCAGAGAGACTTGTGGGGCAAGGCTCAAGTTTACTCACTGCCTGGGCATGGCCCAGAAAACACCAGCCCACTGGCTTTCAGTGAGAATCCTGACAAATCTGTAGAAAAAGAGATTTTTCGTTTGGGAATGAGTGGTCCTTTATATGACCCAGATCCTCCTCCTGGCGAGAAATACTTAATGATTACAAAGATGCCTCGCTACATTACTCGTGAGGGTGTGCAGGTGCCGCTTAATCCTCAGCAATATGATGATTTATCTCGTTTAGCAGGTGGAGATTACACAGTTTTAGCAGAGCATAAATTCATGACTGCAAAAGATGCCGAGCGTATGAGCAAAAATGATCTTCATACAGAAATGAAGGAAATGCTTAACTCAGATTATTACAAAAAGGCTACGGATCAAGTGAAGCGTGACATGATAAAAGAGCGCATAAATTTTAGACGGGCTGCTGCAAAAGAATTTATATTTCAATTGTACCCTGAGCTACTCGTTAAGCAAAGCCTTGGTAAACTAGACCAAATGAAAGCTTCTACTCCTGATCCGGCACAAAAAGCTGTCATCGAGAATCAGAAGCAGCAATTAATTCGCACACGCGGGGAGATTAGCCTGTGACGATTTCTAATCAATCGGTACTTGCAAGTTACGCTGGCAACGGAGTCACAACAAACTTTGCAATCACTGCAAGGATTCGTGATAACGATGAGGTACTTGTTTACCTACGCGACACAAGTGGCGTTGAGACTCTAAAGACAATCTCCACGCATTACACCATTAGCGGAGGAGACCCAGGGACAACCGTTGTAATGATAACGCCTCCCGCGACAGGCGAGAAGCTAATCATCACGCGTAACACCGAGAAGACGCAAGTAGCCGACTACATCCCCAACTCAGTTTTCCCTGCAGACACGCATGAAGATGTACTCGATAAGCTCATTCAGATTGTACAGGAATTAAATTATAATATTCGACGTGCGCCAAAGTTCAAGCTCACCTCAAATACTGTAATAGACATTACATTTCCAGACCCGGAGGCGCTTAAGATTCCGCGGTGGAATGCTTCTGCCACCGCGCTTGAGTTGCTTGATACAACTTCTCTTACGGGCCCTCCGGGCCCTACAGGTCCAACGGGCCCAACGGGACCTACAGGTCCAACGGGAGGTCCTGGTCCAACGGGACCTAGCGGAACAGGGCCAACGGGGCCGATTGGGCCTCAAGGTGTTGCTGGCCCTACAGGTCCGGTGGGACCTCCGGGACCTACGGGGCCAACTGGTCCAACAGGTACGGGCGCACCGGGACCAACAGGACCCACGGGAGGTCCTGGTCCAACGGGACCTGCGGGGCCTGCAGGCCCTCCTGGGGCACTTGGTCCCACGGGACCAACGGGGGCACCTGGGCCTGCGACTCCTGGGCCTACGGGTCCTGCAGGGCCAACCGGGGCAACAGGTCCAACGGGTGCAACGGGAGCTACAGGACCCACGGGTCCTGCTGGGGCTACGGGAGCGACGGGGCCAACGGGACCGGGTGTTGTATCCGGTGGCTTAACGGGGCAATTACTTAAGAAGAATTCCAACGCAGATTACGACACGCAGTGGGCAAACATGCTCACGCAAGAAGTAACTGAGACAACGAATTTATATTTCACAAATCTTCGTGCGCAGCAGGCAGTGTTACCTACTGGTGGCCCTACGGGGTATGTACTTTCAAAGGTAGACGCCACGGATTTTAACGTGCAGTGGAGCCCATCGGGAGCTCCTGGACCTACAGGTCCAGCGGGTCCTCCTGGAAGCACTCCTGCGATTGGCGGCGCTGATACCAATGTCCAATACAATGACGGCGGAGCGTTCGGCGGCGATGCGAATTTCACATGGAATAAGACAACAAAGCTCTTAACCATTACGCAGACGAATTTAATTGTATCCCCAACGGCTGCCATAAATCTTAAGAACTCAACGGCAGCAACGGCGCTCGTCCAAGTTCAAAGCTCTCCGCTACTCACATGGGAAGGCCAGGGTTGGAAAACAGCAGCTACAGCCGCAAGTCAATCTGTGCTTTTTAGAGCGTATGTCCATCCCGTCGCAGGCTCCACAGCCCCTCGTGGTCAGTGGATTTTATCTAGCAACATAAACTCGGGCGGCTGGTCGAATATCGCCACGGTTCAAACAGGCACAGCGACAAATTTAACGACTCCAAACACAACATGGTCCGGCTCTTGGACTCAGTCGCTAACAAATTCCAATTCAACTGTGGGGCTACTCGATCACTACAGACTTGAGAATCCTAGCGGAACTCACAGTCACCTAAGCTTTTCTTTTGGAAATAATTTCAAGGGCTCGATGAGCGTGCAAAATACGGGCTATGTAACTTATAAGGCCGGGGGCACAAATCCCATTCACGAATTTCAAGTTGGAAGTTCAATAACCACGACGGCATTAATCATGCAAATTTACGGCGCTGGGACTTATACCTCGGGGAGCGCTTTCCACACAGGAAACGTCACAGCGGGAAGTGGGACCACAAGTCCCAAGGCGACGTTCAGTGATTTTGGCTCGATGGCTGTTAAGGGCACAACGATAACATCTAACACCGCAACGCTCGATTCAACTCATCATTTTGTTTACGCCGACCCAACGAACGCAAACATTTGCTCTGGCACTCCAAGTGTCACAGCGTGCTCGACTTATGTTTCTGAGGGCACATGCGAAGCCCATTACGGATGCACATGGAGCGATGGCTCGCCATGCTCTGCCTATAACGGAACTGATGAGAGTACTTGCGAAACAGGGCACTCGGGATGTACATGGGAAACGGCAAGCTGTAGTTCATTCACGGACCAGAGCTCTTGTGAGGGTCAAAGCCCATGTACGTGGGACCAAAATGGGGATTGTACTGGATTTACTTCGCAGGGATCTTGCGAGAGCCATTCGGGATGCACTTGGAGTTTTACAAATTGCGGCGACAACTTTTTCGATGAGACTTCTTGCAATGCCCAATCGGGATGCTCATGGAATGGAAGCTCTTGCGAGGGCGTCTATGACGAAAATTGCAGTGGAAACTATTATCAATGTAACGGCACCTATGACACCGGAGTATGCTCCGGCACTTGGGGCGCTGGGTGCTCAGGCACAGTTTCGTGCGGTGGCTATGTCACAAGCGGCTCGTGTGCGGCTGAGACAGGGTGCTCTTGGGTAACAGGCCAAACGCTAACACTTCCCACAACGTCTGCTTGTAATTTATCTAACACCTCAAGATGGCACTCTATTGTTAACGTTGGGACTGGACCTGTCACGATTAACGCCAATACGGGTGACACGATTTATCAATACTCAAACATCGTGCTCTATCGCCCAGGCGATTCTGTGATGCTTCATAACCACATAAAAACAGGCGATTGCAGTGTTTTTAACTCGGACCAGTCGGGGTGCGAATCGGCTGGGGGATGCGCATGGACCCCGGCAGTTGTATGCGCCGATTACAACGGCGATGAGGAGGGGTGCTTAAATGCCGGGTGTTCGTACTCTGACCCCGATTGCACGGGCGCAGGCTCAGCCTCATCGTGCTCTGGCTCCTATACTGTCGCAAATTACTGGTATGTTCATTACCTTGAGCAAGGCGAGGGCTACGTTGAAAAAACCGCTAACTACACGCTCACTAATATCGACGACGTGGTGAACTGTACGGCTAATAGCTTCAATATCACGCTGCCTAGTGCGGTGACTTATCCTTATAAGAAATTTTCAGTCATTAACTCGGGCTCGGGCACGATAACAATCAACACAACGAGCTCTCAAACGGTTAACGGCCTTGCGAGTGGAGTCATGACGCTGTCTCCTGGCGAGTCGGGTGTGTTTTATTCAACCGGAGCAAATTGGGTGACGCTATGATTGCATCAACTCTTGGAACTAGAAATCAGAAATCCGTGGGAAATCTCTTTGCTCAGACTGAGTCCATTACCGTGGCTAATACTGTCACAGAAACAACGCTCTTAGGAACAGGGAGTGGAACTCTCACTCTACCTGCGAACTTTCTTAAAGTGGGCACCTCTCTTCGACTTCGCGCTGCCGGGTATCACTCCTCTACGGGCAATCCCACAATTACATTCAGAGTTAAGCTTGGTAGCACTACGATTGCTACAATGTCCGGCACTGGTGGCAACGGCACAAATGACAGCTTTGAAGTGAATCTCGATGTAACGGTTAGAACCGTCGGGGCTTCTGGAACTGTGTTCGCTCAAGGAAAATACGCTGAACTCCATGGCTCTGGGCTCATTGCAGGCACAGATAACACCGCCACAACGACAATCGACACCACGGCATCAATCACGGTCAATATGACTGTGCAGTGGGGCACTGCAAACGCAGGCAACACGATAACGCTAAGTAACTTCACGCTAGAGGCGTTGAACGTATGAAAAAGGAGTAGGTAAAAATGCAAGAGTTAAAGGAAAAGGAATTACTGGAACTAATCAAGAGCGGTGAGAAATTGGCCGTTAAAATGTGGATGAATAATTGCCCACATTGCGACGAGTACGCTCCAATATTCGAAGCAGTCTCGAAAAAAGTTGAAGGCTTTAAATATGTGAGCTTCAACATGCCTCCGGTGAGCGACTCGGGCGCTGAGTTTAAGCGCGAGTATATGAAGCCCAAAGCAGGCGAAAAGATGGGCGCTCCTTGCACTTATATTTTCGAAGCGGGCGTTATGAAGAAACGTAAATTTGGCAAGATGAGTGAGGCTGAGCTTGAGGCATTCTTAACCGAGACGCCTGAAATAAAATTCCAAAAGCTACAAAATGAGCGGCTAAATTTGTTAGCCCAAAAGGGTGAGATTCTGCACGTCTATGAGAAGCTCCCCGTTGTGAATAAGCGCCTTGAGCAAGTCGAAGCTGAGCTCATGGGAGGTATGTAATCGTGGGGTTTATAAAATCAATTGAAGATGAGGCAACGGGTGTTGTAGCGACATATTGGGAGCCTGCCGTTGCGAATAGTGACATATTGTCTGCGAAAAGTTCTTGCGCTCTGGCTGGCTATGTAAACAAGGCGGCCTACGATGCAGGTAAAAAGCCCGTCATGGTTCGCACGCTAGATATTCCTGCCGGTGCATCGACTGAGCTTTTTAGTGCAGTGAAGGCTTTCGTTGAGGCATTTGCCAAGACCCAAGCTGACTTCGAGGGCTGGACTAGCCCATGAGCACACGTCAGATAACGATAGCGATGATTCTAGCCACGGCTTTTATTCTCATCGTGTGGGACATTTGGGCTTATGCAACAGTAGGCGGTGAAGCGACGATAAGTGCAGTGCTACTCGACAACTCAAAAAGGTATCCGATGATACCGTTTGGTTTTGGAGTATTGATGGGCCATCTTGCCTGGCCCCAAATAAGAAAGGACGACTAGCGTGTCACCTGGCAATAGATCGCATCCATTAAATAGAATATGGCGTAGCTGGGAATCTCTTAGAAGAAGATGTGATATTCCAACGGATTCCGCATACGCGTGGTATGGGAAAAGAGGGATCGGGTATTGTAAAAAGTGGAATACTTTTGAGGGGTTTTTAGAGGACATGGAAATTCCTAAGATACCCAACCCGACAATAGATCGAATTGATCCAGATAAAGGCTATTCAAAAGAAAATTGTCGCTGGATCGAGAGAAGGTTTCAATGCATAAACCGACACGGAAAACACAGCAAGACATTGCCCAAGGGAGTTGTTCTAGTGAACGATCCCAAAAGAAAGTTTCTTAAGTATAGAGCAAGAATCCGAGTAAACACTAAATTACTGCATTTAGGATATTTTAAAACTTCAAGAGAGGCGGCAATTGCCTACAACGAAGCAGCTATAAAATACTTCGGAGAGTATGCCTATTTAAATAAGATTACAGAAGAGGGATGAAGAATGACAATATCAAATCAGACAGTTCTTGTTAGCTATAACGGAAACGGGAGCACGACCTCTTTCGCAATCACACAGAGCTTCAAGGACAACTCTGAGATTGATATTTATCTTGTATCCTCTGCAGGAGTAGAAACTCTAAAGACGGTATCCACGCACTATACTTTCGTTGGAGGAAATCCTGCCACAAGTATAACAATGGTCACGGCTCCTGCAGTAGGTGAGAAGCTTCTCATAAAGAGAGACACCGCACGCACGCAAATCTCTGACTATCAGGGCAATTCCGTATTCCCTGCAGAAAGTCATGAAGCTGCCTTAGATAAACTCACGCAAATCGTGCAGGAAGTTTCATATGAAACAACACGTTCTGTAAAAATGCCCCTTAACGAAACAGGCGCTGTTGGATACGTGTATCCAAGTGCCACGGATAGGGCGAATAAATATCTTGCATTCAATTCCCTTGGTGTGCCTGTTGCTCAGGCAGGAACGACTACACCGCCAGTTAACTATGTAAACTCTGTTAAGGATTACGGCGCTGTAGGTGACGGCGTGGTGGATGACACTGCAGCTTTCCAGGACGCTCTTGATGATGCTGGCTTTATCTTTGTGCCAGCGGGGACGTATAAGATAACGAGCACGCTATCGCTATCAAGTAACACGCATCTATTTCTTGATCCCGATGCTGTAATGGATTTCACAAGTGCGGGCCTCACAGACAATATTATTAGCTGCACGGGCACGATTGGATCTAACTTAACCCTGTCTGCAAACGTAGCAGCGCAGGCAAGGCTTCTTTCTCTCTCGGCAGCAACGGGGCTTTCGGCAGGGGATTTTATTAAGATCTCCTCAGATGCACTTTATGACTCTGGTAACTCAAGCGCTAAGATAGGAGAGATCCAAAGAATACAAACTGTTTCTAGCACAACGGTTATTACTGAGGAGCCCCTTGAGGCAGCCTACGCAACAGCAGATGCAGCCAAGGTGCAGGAGCTAACTTTCAAGGAAAATGTCATAGTTGAGGGGGGCACTTGGGAGGGGCTAAACATCGCAGGCGGCGCAGACCAGCTAGGGATTTTCTTTGCCGTGGTAAGAAACTGTCATGTAAAGAATCTTCTTATACGTGATTTTGCAGATAACGCCATTCGTATGCGCGACGCACTCGATTGCTCTGTGACAGGATGTACAAGTAGAAGCTCAGAGAGTCTTCAGCTTGATACAAATGAGACCACGCAGCAGGGAAGCGGCATTGCTATTGGCGCTGCCTCTCGTAACGTGCTTATATTCGGCAATAGGGTTGTAGATTGTAAGTACGGTATATCGGTTGACGTATCAGCAACGGTGCCAGGTATTCCAAGAAAAATCACCATAAGCCACAACAACATTCATCAAAGCTCAATTCAGACTGTTGACACAACGGCTACCTTCACGGTGGATACAGGCACGGACATTGTAACACTTTCTTCTGCTATGTCGGTAACAGGTAACATGGTCACAGTCTCATCTACTGGCACGCTACCAGCGCCTCTTGTAGCAAACACTGCGTATTATGTGGGCCTTATTTCTGGCGCTACATATTATTTCTACACCTCACGAGAGGATGCTTATGCAGATACTAACAGAGTGAACTTTACATCTACGGGCTCTGGCACGCACACGGCTAGCGAGCTTGATGATAAGGCAGGCTTTGGCATTTACGTTCAAGCATCAAGCGAGGATATAGACGTTCTTAACAACACCATAAGCCACATGTACACAGATGGAATTTACTTTGCAGGTAGAAGTGGGCTTATCTCTGGAAACTACATTGAGGAGTGTGCGTTTAGGGGCATCTATCACCCAGCAGACACCGGAATTTCTAATAATATTAGGCTTAAGATAGCAGATAACACTGTCAGAAAAGTTGGCACTAATGGGATTCAGGTAGATGGCTCAAGCACTAGGTCTAGTGAAGTAGTTTCAATTGTTAATAACTACGTTAGTGCTGCCTACGATACGGGCATTCGAGTCGTTGGGAACTCTTCCACACGCCTTGCAAACGTAACTGTGTCTAATAACACGGTAAGGAATATTGATAGCACTCGCGGGATAAGGATTGAAGAATGCAATAACGTAGTGTGCTCAGGAAACGTAATAGGAGACCTTGTATCTG